AGGTGTGGCCGTTGAACCGCACGATGCGCGAGAGCGCGTGTGCGATGTCGTCGACTCGGACCATGTCCGGCTTCGGATCGAGAAGGTCGAAGGGAATCCCGCTCACCGTCTGCACCCACGTCACGCATCACCTCCACGCACCACGAAGGCAGCGCGGCGCACCGCGCTGCGAAACACGGGGTCGGCGGACAGCGCGGCGATCGCCGCGACCATGCCGAGGTTGCTCGCGGTAGGCAGCGCAGCGCGCACGCGCCCGCCGCCGCCGCACTCGCAGGTGCGCGCGCCCGTCTCGGTGCACGGCTCGAGGCAGAGCGCGCACCACGTCACGGAGCCGCGGCTCATCGCGCGTGCTCCGCGTTGCGGAACAGGTCGGCCAGCGCCTCGGCGAGGTCGGCGCCCGAGCCGTAGAGGATCGGCGCGCCGCGCCGCTCGCCAGCGATCCGCACCGCGTGCCCATCGGCGGGCACGAACGACGCGTGCATGCGCGTGATGCCAGCGGCACGGATGCGCCGCTCGGTGGCCAAGAGCGACGCGGCAACCGCGCGCTCGAGCAGCTCGGCCGGCATCGGCTCGCGCGGCGTCATGGCCCCGCCCGCGCGCGGCATGTCCGCCAGCGCGAGGATCGGCCGGTGCGGTGCGCGCGCGCTGGGGCGCCGCACGAACGGAACGACCGGGCCGCTCACGCCGCCCTCCCGAAGAGCAGCACGGTGCTCAGCGGCAGCGTGCCCGCGCCATCGCACGTCGTGCACGCCACGTGGCGTGCGTCGGCGCGCTCGGTGCCGTCGGGCCAACGCTCGCAGTCGTAGCCGCGCCCGGCGCAGTCGTAGCAAGGCGCGGTCGCGGCAGCGACGCGCGCGGCGATGCGGCGCGATCGCTCACGCGTCGCGCGGCCGTAGCGCACGGTGCCGGGGCCACCGGGAGCGACGCGCGGCGAGGAACTGCGCGAGAAGCGCCAGTACTCGACGTCCTTGAGGTTGCGCGCGTGCTCGATCTCGACCGCGAGCTCGGCCGGCGTCATCGCGCACAGTTGCTCGTCGGTGGGCGCGCTCGACGCGGGCACGAGCCCGCGACCGTGGCAGTGGGTGCAGCCGTCGCCCTCGCAGCGCGCGCACGCCTCGTCGTCGTTCCCCGTGTCGATGTGGTCCGCCGAGTAGCGGGCCGCCTGCGTCGTCGTGCTCATCCGGGCCTCCATCGCCGCGCATCGCGTCGTGCGGTGCGTCGTGGCGATAGCAGGTTTCTACTGGACCTCGGCCGGACCTGCAACAGTTTTCTGTTTGGCCGTGTGAGATGGCTCACGGTAGGCCCTGCTCGGGTCGTGGATGCTCGGTGTGCCGTCGACGTGGGACGGGGAGGTCACCGTGAAGCTGTTGATCTGGGCGTCCGTGATCGAGCCGGATGCGGGGCCGAGGGACGCCTCGTAGAGCGTGTCAGTCCGAGCCCGCGCGGATCGACGATCGATCCGTATGGCAGGACCGGAGGAGTGGGAGGGCGCAGCCGCTGAGCTGCTCGATGCGACGTGCACGACCGCGCCAGTTGACGCGCTGGAGCTCGCCGCGGCGTGCGGCCTCGAGGTGCGCACTCGCCCGCGCGCCGGCGCCATGCTCGACGGATCGCTGCTCTGGGTCGAAGAGCGCGCGCGCCCTGAGCGCTTCCAGGGGCTCATCGCGCACGAGCTCGGCCACGTGGCGCTCGACCGCTCGCGCCTGCCGCAGAGCGAACGTGGGGCGACGTATGTGGGCGGCGCGCTGCGCCTGCCTCGGCGCGAGATGCTGCGCGACCTTCGCGAGACCGCGTGGTCGATCGCGGCGCTCCGTGAGCGCCATCCGCACGCGAGCGCAACGGCGATCGCCGTGCGCATCACGCAGCTGCGCACGGCCGCGATGGCACTCTTCGACGTCGCGGGGCGCGTGCGTCCATGGCGCGTCGCCGGCGAGAGCATCGGGCGCGACCTCGCCGCGCGTCCAACCGCGCTCGAGCACGAGCTCGCGCTCGAAGCGTGGCAGGAAGGGCGCGAGGTGCGCCGCGGCGAGCTCGTCGTGGCCACGCCGCTGCGAGACTACGCGCCCGGCGAGCACCGTGTGCTCGTCGTCGGGCACGCGGCCGAGCTCAGGGCGGCCGCGTGAGCGGCTCAGCGGCGAGGCTTCGCGGGTGGGAGGCGACGTTGCCCGCGCGCCTCGTCGATCTTGGTCGGGAGCGGCTCGCCCCGTCGCTCGACGACCTTGCCAGCGTCCTCGGCGAGCCACCCGCGGTGAGCTATCTCGAACGCCCCGATCGCCATGTCGCCACTGCTGAGACGGATCGAGCGAAGACGCTTCGCGTGCTCGTCGCTCACGGGCCGCCCGATGGCCGCCTGCCCGGCGATGTAGGCCTCGGCGTTCGGGGTCCCGCGAGCGTCGTCGCGGTCCACTGTGCGCCCGACGAAGTCGCGGTAATCGGGCGCGTCGCCGAGCGACTCGTCGGTGAAGAACCGAGGTCGGATGTCGAACGCTTCGATCATCCGCGCGATCTTGTCCTCCTTCGGACACGTGACGCCGTTGATCCACTGTGTGACGGCGGACTGGCTGTAGCCGAGGCGCTTCGCGATCGCGTCTTGCGCCTGCCCATCCCGGCCATTCATCTGGACGAGGGCGGCACGCATTCGCCGTCCGCCAAGGGGCCAATGGGTCGCCGTCATCAGAAACTTACTAGCGGTGGTGCACGGAGCACGTCCAACTAGTTTTCTGTTGCACTCGCCGCGCGCGTCCAGTAGAAAGCTGCTGGTATGCCCGACGATGTCGAACGGTTGCCCGCTGTCGAGCGGTTCAAGGCATGGCGCGCGTGGCGCGGATGGAGCCAGTCCGAGGCGGCCGCCGCACTGGGGTGCTCGCAGGCGCTCGTGAGTCAGATCGAGCGGGGCGACGCTGTCGTCTCCAAGCTCGCGCTCGCCGTCCGCATCGAGCACGCCTCGAAGGACTGGCCCGAGGGGCCGATCCGCGTCGCTGAGTGGGTGGCTGCCGACGAGCACCCCACCACCATCGCCACGCCCGCCGACCTGCCGGAGTGCGCGTGAGCAGCGCGCCCACCACTGCGCAGGCGCGTCGTGAGGCGCGAAGGTCCACCTGGGCCGTCTTCCTGCACTCGCTGCTCGCGCCCGCGGGCGCGGTGTCGCAGGCCGAGGCCGCGCGCCTCACGGGCGCGGGGCTCACCAAGATCGCGCAGTGGTGCTCGCCCGAGCACGCGTCGCAGATGCCCGTGAGCGACGTCGAGGCGCTGCCGGAGGCGGCGCGCATCGCCGTCGTCGAGCGCATCCTCGGGCCCGGCTACCGCGTCGCGCGCGTCGAGGCCGAGGCGAGCGTCGGCGACGACCTGCGCGCCATGGCGCGCATCGCTCAGCAGGGGGGCGAGGTCGTGGCGCGCTATGCCGCCGCGCTCGCTGACGACGACATCTCGCCCGAAGAGGCGGGGCAGATGCTGCCCGTGGTGCGCGAGCTCGCGCGCTCGCTCGCGACGCTCGAGCACGATCTCGTCGAGACGGTGAAGGAGCGTGGCCGGCGGCGGCTGCGCGCGGTGGGTGGGCGATGACCCCGCCCGCCAAGACCTGCGTCGATGTCTTCGCCGATGCGCTGGCCGCGCTCGCCGAGCTCGTCGGCGCGCTGTTCGAGCTGCTCGCAGCTCTCATCAACCTCGCGCTCAGCATCGCGTCGATCGACCGATCGCTCGAGCGCGCGTTCGCCGACTGACCACCGAGGAGACCCATGCCGCCGACGAAGAAGACCGAAGACAGGGAAGAGGGCCCGCGCGCGTTCGCGCGTGTGCTCGAGCAACTCAACGACGGTGAGGCGCACCGCGACCTCTCGGCCGAGCTATTCGAGCTCGTGGGCAAGCTCCAGGACGAAGCGCTCGCGCGCGACTCCGAGGTGAAGGGCGAGCTGAGCCTCAAGCTCGTGTTCAAGGCGGGCCCGCACGGGCGCGTCGAGACGACCTACGAGGTCAAGAGCACGGCACCGCCGCGCAAGACCTCGCGCGGCATCATGTACATGACGAAGGCGGGCAACCTCTCCGTCGAGAACGAGCGCCAGCCGGTGCTCCCGGGCATCCGCGCGGTGGGCCCCGCGCGTGAGCTCGACGAGGACCGCGCACCCGCGAAGGAAGCGTGATCGCCATGACCGAGATGCGAACGGACGCACAGGCGATCATCGAGGCGGTGCGGGAGCTCCATGGCGCCGAGGTTCTCGACGACCAGGTGGACGCGTGCCTCGCGGGTGAGGTTGTCGTCCTGCCGAAGGGCATGACGGTCCAGGACCTGCGCCCGCTCGTCGACGCGCGCCTCGAGGCGCCCAGGCGCACGAAGGGCACCGCACGCCACACGACGCTCGCGTCGTTCATCGACGCGGTGAACCGCTTCAAGGTGTGCGACGGCGGCGAGGCGCGCCTCGGCACCGCGGTCTTCGCTGTCGACGACATGGCGGCACCGAAGCTGCTCTGCGTGGTCGACTATCACGGGCACGACCAGGCGCAGTTCTGCGAGCACCTCATCGAGTACGCGTTCCCGCTGAGCGACGAGTGGCGCGCGTGGCAGGCGGCGTTCGCATCGAAGGGCATGTCGCAGGCCGAGTTCGCGGCGCTGCTCGAGGACCGCATCACGGACGTGATCGAAGTCGGTGCCGTCGGCGAGCGCGGGCAGAAGATGGCCGAGAGCCTGGGCCTCTCGCTCGCGGGCAGCGCGAGCGTGCTGACGCTCTCACGCGGCATCTCGATCAAGGCCGAGACGCGCGTGAACAGCATCACGAACCTGTCGACCGGCGAGGGCAAGATCCTCTTCGAGGAGAAGCACGGCGACGAAGGTGGCGGCGCGGTGAAGGTGCCGGGCGGCTTCGTCGTCGGCATCCCCGTCGTGCGCGGCGGCCCGCTCTTTCAGGTCTTCGTGCGCATCCGCTACCGCCTGGCGGGCGGAGCGATCGTGTGGAGCTTCACACCCCATCGGCTCGACGCGGTCTTCCGCGCCGCCTTCGAGGAGGCCTGCGGCCAGGTGCGCGAGCAGACCGGCGTCCCGCTCTTCTACGGCACGCCCGAGCGCGAGCGCTGAGCGTACCGGGCGACACGTGCGCCCGGCTGTTCTGCCCACTCGATCGCGATGGTGCGCTCGAGTGGGAGTGATGTCCCGCAAGACGACAACCCCCAAAACAACCCAGCTCGCCGCACGCAAACCTCGGGCGGCGGGCACCTCTCGGCGCCGATGGCGATGAACGACACCACGAGCTCGACGACATCGCGGCAAGGGCAGCTCATCGCGCTGCCGGCGCGCAAGCGCTCGCTGAGCGAGGCGCATCGCCTCCACCTTGCCGCGTCGGGGCTCACGGACGAGAGCATCGCCATCGGCGGCTTCTACACGGAGCGCGATCCTGGTTCGATCGCCGGCATCCTGCATTGGCGCAGCTGGCCGCGCGGGCGCGGCGATGTTCTCGTCATCCCCTTTTCGCTACCGGGCCAGAGCGAGCCCTTCTTCGCGCGCGTGCGCCCCGACCAGCCGCGCGCGAACGAGAAGACAGGCAAGGTCGTCAAGTACGAGCAGCCCAAGGACACGCCGATCGCTCCCTACTTCCCGGCGCGGGCAATCGCTGGCGGGTGGCTCGCCGACGTCGCGCGCCCGCTGGTGTTCACCGAGGGCGAGAAGAAGGCGGCGCTGCTCGATCAGCTGGGCTTCGCCGCCGTGGGTGGCACCGGCGTCTCGTGTTTCCACGACGCGCAGCACCGCCACGACGAGGGCAGCTACCGCCTGCACGAGCTCATCCGCAAGCACGTCGTCGTGAACGGGCGCACGTGCTTCATCGCGTTCGACTCGGACGCCAAGAGCAACGACCAGGTGATGCGGTCGGCGGACGTGCTCGCGGCGATGCTCCGGTCCGAAGGCGCATCCGACGTGCGCTTCGTCGAGATTCCCGAAGGCGATGGCGGAGCCAAGCTCGGCATCGACGACTTCTTCGTGCGCGCCGGCGAGGCGCCCACGCGCGCGCTCTTCGAGACTGCGGCCTCGGTGACCGGCCAGCTGGGCGGGGACCGCTTCACGCTGCTCACGAGCTTCCGCGCGCTCGCCGGCCTGCCCGTCGACGAAGCGCTCCGCATGCCCTCGGGCTACGACCTCGGTCGCGCAGGCGAGCTCACGAGGTGGACCGACGAGGGTAAGGCCGAGGTCGTCGAGCGCGCGCCCATCTTCATCGCGCGCTTCGTGACCGACCTCTACACCGGCCACGAGAAGGCCGAGCTCGTGTTCCGCCGCGCGGGCGGGTGGCGCACGGTGCAGGTCGAGAGGCGGGCCATCGCCGACTCACGCATGCTCGTCGCCGAGCTCGCGCCCGTGGGCGGCCCCGTCGACAGCAACACGGCCAGCGACGTCGTGCGGTGGCTGCGTGACTTCGAGGCGGTGAACGAGCGCCGCATGCCACGCGCCACATCGCTCGGGCGATGTGGGTGGCACCGTGTCGACGAGCACGTGGTGTTCGCGCTCGGCGGCGAGGTGCTTGCACGCGAAGGCGCGGACCCGAGGGTCGTCGTCGAGCGGGGAGCTGACCGCGCGCGCCTGTGGCGAGGGCTCCATGTCGCGGGGAGCTACGAGGGGCACCTCGAGGCGCTGCGGCGAGCGTGGGATGCCTCGCCCATCTGCGCGGCCGCCATCTGCGCTGCCCTCGCTGCGCCTCTCCTGCGTCCGCTCGCGGCCCCGCTCTTCGCAGTGCACCTCGCGGGCGACAGCTCGAGGGGCAAGTCCTCGATGCTCAAGGTCGCCGCGAGCGTCTACGGAGCTCCGCAGGATGAGGAGTGGGTCACCTCGTGGAACGCGACCTCAGTGGGCCACGAGGTGCGCGCGTCGCTGCTCTGCGACCTCCCGCTCTGCATCGACGAAGCGGGCGTCGTGGAGCCGAAGGAACGGGAGCGCGCGGTCTACATGCTCATCAACGGCGTGGGGCGTGTCCGCGGCGCGAAGGAGGGCGGGCTTCGCGAGGGGCACTCGTGGCGCACCGTCGTGCTCTCGACGGGCGAGCGCATGCTGGCCGAGCAGGAGGCAGCAACAGGCGCGCAGGTGCGCGTCCTGCAATTCCTCGTGAGCGGGTTCGGCAGGCTCGATGCGCCGGGTGTCGACGGGCTGCGGCGCGCGTGCGAGGAGCACCACGGACAGGTGGGCATCGAGTGGCTCGGCGCGCTGCTCGAGACCACCGACGAGGAGTGGGTCGCACACCGGGCGGCGCTCAGGGCACGCACCAAGGCGCTACAGGAACGAGCGCGCGAGCCGCTGCGGGCTCGACAGGCGGGCTTCTTCGCGTTGCTCGAGCACGTGGAGGCCATCGCTCACTCGGTGCTCGGCATCGGTCGAGAGAACGGGGCCACGATGAGGGCCCTCTTCGAGACGCCTGGCGACGCGGGTGTCGTCGTGCAGACGGCGGCCGCGCGTGCGCTCGACACGGTGCGCGAGTGGCTCGCGCGCTCCCCGCGCAGCTTCCCGCGCCTCGTGACGAGCTCGTCGGGGCAGCGCGTGCCCAAGCGCGACGGGCCGCAGAGCGATGTCTGCGGATACGTCGACGATCACGACAACGAGGTCTTGCTCGTGCCCGGCGCGCTGCGGGGCTACCTCGGTGAGCGAGGGATGGACGCGAACATCGTCACGCGCGAATGGCGGGCAGCGGGCCTCTTGCGGTGCGACGAGGGCCTGTGCACCACGACCGCGCGCATCGACGGCAAGAAGGTCCGCGTGATGGCGCTCGGCGGCGAGCACGCCGGCCTCGAGGAACCCAACACCGACTGGGGTGGCGATGGGTAGCGCGCAGCAGTCGATCTTCGGCTTCGAGGTGGAACAGGTGGAACGGGCTGGAACGGGTGCGCCCGCGTCTACCCGTTCCACCTCTAAGCGTCCGAAGAGACTGACGAAAACCACCGTCGTTCCGTCGATGGAACAGGTGGAACGGCCAGCGGAGACATTCCTACACGCGCGCGTGAGCGAGGGTGATGGGGTCGTGTGCGCGCCCGCGCGCATTAGTGATGCAGTGGATACCCGTTCCAGCTGTTCCACCTGTTCCACCGATGCGAAAACCCTTGTGGGACAAGGGAATGAGGTGGAACGGGTGGAAGCGACGGAACCCGTTCCACCCCGTTCCACCGAGGAAAACAGCGAGATTCTCTCGCTCGAGGTGCGCTACCTCGCCGACCTGCCCGTCCCGTGCACGCTCACGCTCGACGTGCGCGGCGTGGGCGAGGTGCTGGTCTCGACGTCGCGCACGCGCGTCGAGCTCGAGCGCAGGGCTGGGCGCCCCGTGTGGGCGCCCCTGGGCTTCGAGTTGGCCGCCTATGCCGTGCAGGAGGACCGAGCACGACCCGAGGACTGGCGAGGCTGGTGCGCGCGCCTGCGGGCGCGTGGGTGGCGTCTCGACGAGCGGGAGGCGTTCGGTGGGGCGGCGGGCGTGGAGGACGCGTGGAGGGCCGCCCGGCGCACGGGCGCGCCCCAGGAGCCACGCATCGCGCTGGGGCGCCTCCTGCGCCTCGTGGGGGGGCGCCTGGTGTCCTGCGAGGTCGAGGGCGCACCGAGCGCCCAGGAGAGCGCGGAGGTGGCGTGGTGATGGCGATGCTACACCTCGCGCATGCAGACGACGCGATGGGCGGTGTTGGCGTGTCTCGTGCTCGCGGGATGCGGGCAGACAAGCGCGCCCGCAGACGTGGCTGGCTGGGGCAGCGATGCGCCGGGGTGGTGGGTCGCGACGGGCGAACGACCTCGATGCGGAGCGACGCCGACGTGCGAGAGGGGCCGGCCAGGGTGCATGCGCCCCGACGGCACGACGAGCGACCGTGTGCGCTGCTACGACGGCCCAGGCGGCCCGCAGGCGCTGTGTCAGCGGATGGGCGACGTCGAGGCCTGTCTCGTGCCCTTCGAGTAGAGATTCATGCAGAGGGGGGGTACCTGGGTGCGGCAACCCCCTCGCCACCCAATCCGTTGCACCATGACACCGATGTCAGGAGCGTCCCGTGCCGTCGCTGAGCGGCATCCGGTGCGTGTACTGCGGCCGTCCTGGGCGCCTCGCGGTCTGCCGCGGGTGCAGCGTGCGCCGCAGGCCCACCGAGCTCATGACGTGGCTGAAGGCGCACGGGGTCACGCAGGCCGACCTCGCGCGGCAGGTCGGGTGCTCGTGGAGGACGATCCTCCGCGCGACGCAAGGCCACGCGCTGACGGGCGGGCCGGCCGTGCGCGTGTCTCGCATCACAGGCATCTCGCTCGAGGTGCTCGTGCTGGGCCAGGTGGAGGAGGTGCAGCGTGTCAGGTCGGAAGATGAGTCGGCTGTGGCTCGAGCGAGCCGAGGCGCTGCTCGATGCAGCGGCGGAGGAGCTCACGCGCAAGATGGCCGAGATGACGCCGGAGCAGCTCGTCGCGGTCATCTCCGCGGTGGGCCAGCGCGTGACGACGCACCGGGCGGTCGTCGCGGAGCCTGACGGTGAGCCTGACGGGCCTACGGGAGATCGAGGAGATCGCGCGCCAGCAAAACGCCGCGCGAAGAGCTCGCGACCGAAGAGCGCGCGCAGCGCGGCCCGAGGCCGTCGCGCGGCGGCTCCCGCCGCTGATGCGGTGGATTCCGAAGGCTAGCCCACACCTCGCCGCGCCCGTGCACCTTGAGCCGCTCGTGCGCGAGCTCGAGCGCGTGCTCCGCGGCGAGACGATCGAGATCACCGTCTCGGTCCCTCCGCGCCACGGCAAGACGACCACGATCGTGCACTGGATCGTGTGGCTGCTGGCGCAGCTTCCGGACCTGCAGGTGCTCTACTGCTCGGCCGGCGCCAAGCTCGCGGTGAAGCAGACGCGAGCCATGCGCGCCCTCGCGCGCCGTATCGGCCTTCCACTCGGCGAGGTGCAAACGGCGAGCGAGTGGACCACGGCGAGCGGTGGGCGCGTGCGCGCGTGCGGCATCACGGGCCCGCCTGTCGGCGACGGCTACCACGTAATCGTCGTCGACGACCCGCACCGCTCGCGTAAGGACGCGGAGAGCGCGACGACGCGCGAGGGCGTGGTCACCGCGTACCGCGACGACATCTACACGCGCCAGCTCCCTCGAGGCACCTCGCACGTCATCGTGCACACGCGATGGCACGAGGCCGACCTGATCGGCGTGATGACGCGCCCGCGTGGCGACGAGGACGACGGCCCGCAGCCGTTCGCGAAGATCAACCTCCCCGCGCTCGACGCCGAGGATCGCGCGCTCGCGCCGTGGCTGTGGTCCGCGGAGCGACTCCGGCGCATCCGAGCGCGCCTCGGTCCGTACGGCTGGGCGTCGCTCTACCAGGGCTCACCGATGCCGCGCGGCGGCAACCTCTTCGGCCCCGCGACGTGGGCCGACGACGAGCCGATCGAGGCGACGCACGCGGGAGGCGTCGACCTCGCGCGTACAGCGAAGCGACGCAGCGACCCGCAGGCGTCGATCATCGTCTCGCGCGACGCGGACACGGGCATCATCTACGTGGTCGACATCGAGCACGAGCGCGAGCTCCTCACCGACCGCGAGGTCGACGGCGAGATCGAGCCGGGGTTCATCCGGCGCATCCACCGTCAGCAGCGCGCCTACCGCGGCGCGCGCTTCCGCATGTACACGGGCCGCGACGAGAGCTCCATCCTCGACCTCTTCGCGATGCACCGTGACTACCCGGTGATCGTGGACGCCATCGTCGCGCGCGACGAGAAGTGGGAGCGCGCGCAGCCCACGGCGGCGCTGTGGAACACGGGCCGGATCCGCGTGCTCCGATCGTGTCGTCACGCCGAGGCGCTCGAGCGACAGGCGCGCGCGTTCACAGGCCTCGATGGCGGCGAGGACGACCTGATCGACGCGCTCGTCGCAGCCGTCGACGAGGTCGCGGTGGCCGAGACGCACGCGGAGGCGATCACGCCGCCCGCGGTGAGGGCGCAGACGAGGCCGGTTGCCTCGAGCATGCGCAAGCGGTGGACCTGACGCGCGCGTCACATGGCGCGCGCACGCGTACACAACCTAGCTTCGGCGCGTGGCCTCGGCCTCGCTCAGAGCTCTTCCGGGTGGACGCGCAGAGTCGACGCGCGGACGCAGCGTCACGCCCACGACGCGCGACCGCGGCCCGATGGAGACGCGCTACGCGGCGGTGCAGCCCGAGCAGCTCGCGCAGATCCAGCTGGGCCTCGAGCGCGGCGAGCTCCGCGACTGGGCCGACCTCTGCGATCGGATGCTGCGCCGCGATCCGGACATCCTCGCGACGTACGAGAGTCGACTCTCGGTCATCTCCGGCGCGGAACTGATCGTCGAAGAGGGCGTGCCCACGGGCGACCCGCAGCGCGACGCGCTCCTCGGCGTCGGCGCGGCCTTCACCGACGCATGGCTCCGCTCGCTCCCCGTCTCGCGCTACGCGCACGAGAGCCTCGACGGCATCGGCAAGGGGCTCGGCGTGCACGAGGTCATCTGGTCGCCGACCTCGATCGGACTGGTCCCCGTCGGGCTCGAGTGGCTGCACCTCCGGCGCTTCTGCTACGGGCCCGACTGGCGCCCGCGCATCGTCGACATGGGCTCGGCCTACGACACGCGAGGCTTTGAACTCGAGCCCGATCGCTTCGTGGTCCACGAACCGCGCGCGCTCCCCGGCTACCCCGCGGGCGGCGTCCTGCGCGCCGTGATGTGGCTCTTCTTGATCAAGAGCTGGGCGCTCCAGTTCTGGATCTCGGGCGCGGAGTCGTTCGCGTGGCCGCTTCGCATCGCGACCGTTCGTCGCGGCGGAGACGACGCTGCGCGCGCCCGCGCGAAGCAGTTCCTCGAAGACCTCTCGGCCGACCACGCCGCGGTGCTCGATGAGGGCACCGTGTTCGAGCTCAAGGAAACCACCGTCAAGGATGGCAACGTTTGGGCGAACCTCGTCGCGGAGTGCAACCGCGGGATCGCGAAGGCGCTCCTCGGCATGACCGACCTCGCCGAGCCCACGCGCGTGGGCGCGTACGCAGCGGTCGAGACGCGCAAGGGCGCGACGGTCGACGCACGCGTGCTGAAAGACGAGCGTGCGCTCGCGATGACGTGGGAGCGCGACCTCGTCGAGCCCGCGCTCCGGCTGAACGCCGACCTGTGGGGCGGCATCGTGCCGCCGACTCCGCGCCTGCGATGGTCGATCGCCGCTTCGCGTTCCGCGCTCGACGCGCTCGCGGTGGACGCGATGACGGTCGACGAGGTGCGCGCGCGCCAGGGGCTTGCCCCGCGCGGTGGCGTCGAGGGCGCGATGCTGATGCGCGACTTCAAGATCGGCGGTGCGCGATGACGACGCCGACGATCGCGGAGCTCGACGCGCTGGTCGCGGACGTGCCGCCGAAGACCAAGATCATGCCCGACGGCGTGAGGCGCTGGATCCCGGCCGCGGTGCCGCATGGCGCGGGCGTCGAGCAGGTCGACGCGCAGTTCCTCGCGGACGCCGCCCTCCGGCTGAACACCGACACCGTGTCGATCCCCATCGACGGCGGTTCGTTCTTCAGCGTCGCCCACGAAACGGCGCCGTTCGATGCGATCGGCTGGGCGCATCGCGCCGCGGTCTTCGAGGAGAAGCTCTACCTCGAGGCCGAGGTGCTCCCGATGGTCAACGACGCGATCGAGGCCGGCCGCGTCGCGTTCTCGTCGATCGACGCCGACTTCAAGACCGACGAGTCCGGCGCGTACGTGCCCGGTTCGGCGCTCCTCGTGACGCACGCGCTCACGAACACGCCGCGCGACCGCAAGCAGGAGCCGATGCAGGCGATCCACGCCGCGCACAAGGGCGCGCGCGTCCGCTTCACGACGCGAGCACGTCTCGCGCAGGAGAACGACATGAGCAAGAAGAGCGAGACGAAGGCCGAGGCCAGCGCGCAGGCCGAGGAGACCAAGACGCAGGCCGCCGACGCGCCCGCGATGACGCTCGAGGAGGCGATGGCCAAGATCGCCGAGCTCGAGAGCAAGCTCGCGGCGATGGAGGCCACCTCGGCGGAGATGGCCGCGCAGCTCTCGGCGACCGTCGAGAAGAGCGAGGCCGAGCAGGTCAAGGCGCAGGCCGAGCGCAAGGAGAGCGCATGCGTCGCGCTCGTCGACGAGGCGATCCGCTGCGGCCAGGTCGCGCCCGCGTCGCGCGAGAAGTTCCTCGCGCTGGCGCGCCGCGACATCGAGACGACGCGCGCGAGCATCGAGCAGATCCCGAAGCGCGCGCGCCCGATCACGACCGCGGCCGAGGCGAGCCGCTCGGAGACGAGCACGAAGAAGGCCTCCGACTGGTCGGAGGCCGAGCAGCACCTCGCGGCAAGCCTCCGCGCCGGTGGCCTGAGCGAGAAGAGCATCGAGGCAGCGATCGCGCGCAAGCGCGGGGAGCGGTGAAGACATGGCGGCCCTGGCAGCAGACAAGAAGCGGATCGTCCGCAACATCAACGGCATGAAGGAGGCGGAGGTCCTCCTCGCCGACTCCCAGACCGTCTACGAGGGCGCGATCATCATGCGCAACTCGTCGGGCGATCCCGTCGTCGGCGCGGACACAGCGTCGTGCGTCGGGATGGGCGTCGCGAGCGAAGCGGTCACGAGCGGCAGCTCGAACACGACGAGGTTCGTCAAGCTCCAGTACGGGCACGAGGAGTGGTTCGCAACGGCGGGAACGTTCACGAAGGCCTCGATCGGCGCGAACGTCACGATCTCGGACGATCAGACCGTCGCGCTCGCCGCGACGACGACCAACGACGTTCTCTTCGGGATGCTCGTGCAGCTCGAGACCATCAACGGCACCCCTGGCGCGTGGATCCGCGTCGCCGAGTTCGCGTGATCGTCTGATCGCGCCTGAAAGGACCTGACCATGTCAGTCACGGATCGCAGCATCATCGACAACGCTTCGACGACCTTCCGCGAGATCGCGGTAGAGATCTTCGGAGGAAACACCCCGCCGGGCGCGTGGCAGGCGTTCGCAACCATGCTCCCGACGGACTCCAAGGTCGTCGAACACGACGTGCTCGAGGCGATGCCCGTCGCACGCAAGTGGGTCGGCGCGAAGCAGTACAAGGACGTCCGCGCCGCGAGCACCACGCTCACGATCGCGCCGTACGAGGCGAGCTTCAAGATCAAGCGCCTCGACCTCCTCGCGGACCGCACCGGCATCACCGGCCGACGTATGCGCGAGTGGCTCTCGGACACGGCGTACCTCTACGACGACCAGTGCCACCAGGTGCTCTTCGCGAACCCGACCGGCTACGACGGCGTGGCGCTCTTCAACGCGTCGCACCCGCGTGGCCCCGCAGGCGGCACGCAGTCGAACACCACGACAAGCGCGCTCTCGCACACCACGTTCGAGACCGCGATGCAGACGGGCGCGTCGCTGCGCGACGAGGAGGGGCGCCCCCTCATGATCTCTTACGACACGCTGATCGTCGGCCCGAAGCTCGCCGCGCTCGCGCGCGAGATCACCGGTTCCAACGAGCGCGTGATCGCGGTCGCGAACGACGGCCTCGAGGCCGGCACGCGCGTGGCGGCGGCGACGGGCCCCAACGCTCGAGGCCGTCAGGTCTTCTCGGGAGGCTCCGTGGACGTCATCGTCGACCCGCGCATGCCGCTCGGCGGCACGTACGACGACTACTGGTACCTCCTCGACACGACGCGCGGTCCGAAGCCGATCGCCGGCTACGAGTTCCGTTCGCCCGAGGCGATCACGGCCGACCAGATGACCAGCGAGGGACGCTTCGAGAACGACGAGTTCCGCTACTCGATCGAGTTCGACATCGTCTTCGGCGCCGGTGTGTGGCAGGTCGCCTACGCGGGGATTCTGTGATGCAGGGGCCCCTCGAGACCATCGCGCGCGCGCTTCGGCAGAGCCCGCAGGCGTCGGAGCCCAAGATCCGCATGCGGATCGAGAGCACAACGCACAACTACAACCTCGGCGGTGTCGTCGTGCTCTTCGGCGTCGGGGAGTACGACGTGCCCGCGTCCGAGGCGGCGAGCATCGACGAGCTCGTCGAGGACGCGGCGCTCGTGGCCGAGGCCAAGAAGCGGCTCGCCCGCTTCGAGCAGGCACTCGCCCGCAAGGAGCGTGGAGAGGCCGTCTCGGACACGGCGCTACCGCGCTACCCGCTCTCGCTCTCGGCGGTGTTCACCGAGCTGCACAGCCGCGGCATGCGGCCGTTCGTGTCGGCGTCGCGCGTCGACACGCAGACCAGCAAGCCCGGCAAGGGCTGACACGGCGGGCCCTTCGGGGCCCCGCTGTTGCGACGTAGAGGAGCAGCGTCCTCGCCGCGCTCATGCCGCGGAGATCGCAGGTGCGAGTCCTGCCGTCGCGATGTGGCGTACATCACTCAGACGATCGTCGAGGCCGACCTCGGCGCGGACGTGATCGCAAGGCTCACGCGCGGCTCGAGCGCGAAGCTCGCGCGGTTCATCGCCGCGGCCGAGGCGCGCGTCGCGTCGGCGCTGCAGATCGGCGGCTACACGGCCGCGGTGCCGTCGACCGTCTACGCGTCGAACGCGAGCGACTGCCCCTCGGAGATCACCGAGCTCGCGTGTCGCGTCTTCAAGCGCATCGCGTACGAGCGCGGCGCCGACCTCTCCATCCCCGAAGACCAGATCAAGGCGCTCGACGAAGAGCTCGCCGAGCTGCGCGACGGACGCACCGAGATCAAGGGCCTCGCGCGCTCGGTGAGCCGCGCGCCGGGCGGCATCACGGCGACCGACGGCGACCCCGCGAGCGCCTCGACGAGTGACCCGCGGTGGCGCCCGCAGGTCTTCGCGCGCTCGCGCATGACGGGGTTCTGATGGGCGTCGTTGTGGAGGGCCTCGAGGAGCTCCGAGCGGACATCGCGGAGGCCGCGGCGATGGCGGCCGACCCGCGTCCGGCGCTCGAGGAGTGGGCCGCGGACCTTGAGGCGCTGGTCGACCGCGCCTTCGCGTCGCAGACCACACCCGAGGGTCGTCCGTGGGCGCCGAGGCGCATGACGACGCGCTCTCGCGTCGGCGGACCCGAGCATCCGCGTCGACGTGTGCCCGGACGACCTCTCGGCGTCGACTCGGGCGCAATGCGAGCGTCGATCGACGTTCAGGTCGCGCCGCGCGCGGTCGTGCTTGACGTGGGCGCCCAGCACGCGTCGTTCTTCACGCGCGGCACGCGCTACCAGCCCGCCCGACCGTTCGTTCCGACGGCCGACGAGGGCGCGAGCGCGTCGGCGCTCGACGATCTCGCCGAGACGCTGGCCGACTACGCCACGGAGGCGCTCCGTGGCTGACTTCGCGCCCGCCATCACCGCGATCCGCGAGGCGCTGCTCGGCATCGTGGGCGCCGTGCGCGCTGTGGACGAAGGCGACCTCGTGGAAGGCGCCTACGAGCACACGCCCGAGCACGAAGCGGCGCGCGCGCTGCGCGGCCCGTCGTTCGAGGTCGAGATTACGAGCGCGAGCCGCGCGAAGGACCACCCCGGCGAGCACTCGAACGCCGTCCTCCTCGATCTCACGGTGCAGGTCCGCACCGTGTGGGGCACGGAGCACGAGCTCCTCGACGACGAGCGCGCCCGAGCGCGCGCCGAGGCGCTCGGCCTCCTCGAGAAGAGCCGCGCCGCGCTCATGCGCGCCGGCAATCTCACCTCGACGAGCGCCGACGAGGCGACCGGGCTCGTCTCGGGGTGCCTCCACCGACTGCTCGAGCACCGACTCGAGCGCGCGGACTGGCGAGGGCGTCGGCTCTCGTACGTGAGCCGCTACACGACCGTCTACCAGGCCACGCAGACCGCAGGGTGACCCATGAGCTACGAGATCAACACGCTCCGCTCCCTCCTCGCCTACGTCGAGCCCGCGGGCTCGTACGCGCTCGACAACAGCGGCACGATCGGTGACTTCCTCGCGGTCCCGATCACCGAGGGATTCATGTCGAGCGCGCCCATGCGCGACATGCTCGATCCGATGCTCTCTCAGGCGCGCCTCGACGGACGCGCTGAGCGCGTGATCGGCAAGCGATCCGCCGCGATGCAGCTCGCGATGCTCCTCGCGTCGCACGGCGTCGACATGGTGGGCAACGAGACGCAGCCGGCGTCGACCACGTGGGCTCTCCGGCGCCTGCTCACGGCGACGATGGGCGGCGTGTCGCTCACGGGCACCGAGGCCGCCGCGACGACGGTGCAGGCCGGCACGAGCACGAGCGTCGTCAACGTCTCGACCGGCCACGGCGATCGGTGGATCGGGAACAGGGTCATCGCGTGCCAGACGGTGAGCGGATCGACCGCGCTCGAGGCGCGCGAGGTACTCTCGGTGTCGGGCGACGCGGTTACCGTGAAAGAGGCCTTCTCGGCGACCCCCGTGACCGGCACGCAGGTGCGCGGCGGCGTGACGTTCCACCCGACCGAGGACCCCGACACGTCGCTCCAGTTCATCGCGCAGGGCCGCGAGACCGCCGATCACTTCCTCATGCGCGGGATGCAGGGTGGCTTTCAGATCGAAGCCAAGCCCGGCCAGCTCGCGAAGATCACCTTCGACCTCAAGGGCGCCGCGACGACGAAGCTCTCGGATCACTCCGGCATCACGGTCCCGAGCTTCTCCAACTGGTCGCCGGTCGCCGTCGTTGCGAGCGAGCTCACCGTGCCCACGGTCGGCAGCACGACGCGCGCGTGGGTCGCCGCGAGCGACATCTCGCTCACGCTCGGCCTCGCGTACGAGCCCGTCACCGGCTACTCGCTCACGGGCGAGACGATCATCCGCATGCGCCGACAGCGCCCGCGCGACGGCGTGCTCGCGCGGTTGACGTTCACGGCGCCGCTCGAGGACTCGACCTGGATCGACCACCGCGACAACCGCACCGACCTTGCGGCCTTCTGGCAGATCGGCTCGGCAGGCGGCGGCGGGTGGCTCATCTCGATCCCGACGTGCCAGGTCACCGACGTGCGCCTCGGGCCGAGCGCGTCGGGCCTCTCCGGCCAGATCGTGACGCTCGAGGGCCGCCTCGACGCGTCGGCCGCAGCTTCGACGACGGAGCTCTCGTACGCGGCGCTTCGCCTCCACGCCTTCTGAGGAGCCCCATGGACCGCTTCATCCGACTCTACGATCCCGCGATCGACTGGACGTCCGAGACAGGCACGCCGGCCGACACGTGGCCCATCACGCGCGACGAAAGCAAGCTCGTCTTGCTCCCCGGCCGCACGCCGGTCGTGTTCCACTCGGTGCGCTTGAGCCGCAAGGCCTACGCGTGGGCCATGTCGGCGCCCGACGAGCACGAGCGGTGCTTCCGCGCCTTCCGTGCCGGCGTGCGACGCGTGGACCTCGCCTCGGGCCCGTGGACGCCCGCGGGCACCGAGACGCGCGACTTCTTGGCGATGACCGAGGCCGAGGCCGACACGTTCGGGATCGCCGACCACCAGGAGATCGGGGGGCTCGTGCTCGAGCGCGCGATCCTCCCTACCGACTGCGGGGGAGGCTACTCGGTGCGGCCTTCCTCGCGTCTCGTGTGGGCCGCCCAGCAGCTCAGCTCCCTCTCTGCGGTGCAGAGCCGGGGCGAGCGTGCGCCGACGCCGAGGGAGCCCGCGGCACCCTCGGAGGGCTGAGCGAGGATGCGCGCCGCGCTCGCCACACGCTCCGGCAGGCCTACCGCTGCGGATGCGAGGGCGAGCGGTGGCCAGAGGGCCGCACGCAAGGGCCCGTGGTGGGCGCGAGCGCGCTCGGGGCTCTGGCTGCGGTCCGGCAGGTCTGCGGCGGCGAGCCGCCCGAGTGTCCGTGGAGGTCGTGGAGCGATCCGGAGGTAGCTGCGGTGATCGACGCGTGGAGCGCATACGAGAGGCACCAGCTCGCGGCAGTGGCCGGCGATGACCCGCCGCACTGGCTCGTCGAGGCCGTGCTCGTGTTCGACCGCGCGATCGGCGCGGCGCGCGCCGACGTGTCGGAGATGGAGCGACGAGCCCGCGAGGTGACCCGTGGCCGGTGAGATTCAGCGGCGCGTCCGCATCGTCTACGAGGTCGAGGGCGTCGAGGACGCCGCGGAAGCGCAGGCGGCCTTCGGTGATGCAGCGGAAGAGGCGGGCCGGAAGCTCGCGTCGCAGGGCGACGTCGCGCGCGAGTCCGAGCAGGTCTACCAGCGGCAGCAGCAAGCGCTGAGCGACCTGACCGGCGCGATGGGCGGGATCGCCTCGATGCTCGGCAGCGAATCCGAGCTCGGATCCGTGATCGGTCGCATGGCGCAGGGCGGCCAGGTCGGTCGGCAGCTGGGCGCTGCGCTTGGCGCGCTGCCGGGCCCGATTGGCCAGATGGCCGGCACGCTCGGAGCGCTCGGAGGAACCATCGTCGGGACGGCGGTTCCGGCGATCTCTGCGCTCTTCGATGCGCTGACGCCCGTGGTGCCCGCGATCCGAGAGGTCACCGACGAGTCGCAGCGCAGCGCGCAGGCCGCGATCGAGATGGGCGACGCTTTCGCGGGCGCGGGCGACCGTATGCGCGACTTCCTCGACAGCGTCTCGACGGCGGGGCGCGCCCGCGCGCTCGCCGACACGAACGCGCAGATCACCGAGCTCGCCGACCGCATCGAGCAGATCGGCCGGTCCGGCTCTGCGATGGAGCGCCTCGATCTCCCAGGCCTGCGCGACCGACTCGCCGGCATGATGGCCGAGTCGGAGGGCGAGCGACAGCAGCTCGAGGGCGAGGGCGCCTTCGGTGGCGGTCGGCGACGCGGCGGAGGTCGCGGGCGACGCGAGAGCGCGTGGAGCAAGCTCGAGGAGCTCATGGGCCGCGCGGGCGGCGGCAACGATGCGATCGGCTTCGCCGCTGGCCTCGACCCGGTCGATGTGAGTGGTCGGCCGAGCGACTTCGACGTCCAGGTCGCCGGCCGTCAGCGTCCCGGAGGCCCGGGCAGCGGTCTCCGCGCGGCAGCTGCGGAGCGCGAGCAGATGCAGGCGCTCGAGCGGCTCCGCGACAAGCAGAAGGAGGCGCACGAGGAGCAGATGGCGCGCATTCAGCAGCAGGTCGACGCGTGGACGTCGGCCGGCGAGCGCATCGGAGGCGTCATCGCGGGCGCGTTCAAGACGGCGATCCAGGGGCAGGAAGACTTCGGCGTCGCGGTGATCAAGGGCTTCAAGTCCATCGCGGTCGAGTTCGGCGGCCAGATGATCGCGGAGGGCGTCGGCGCGCTCTTCACCGCGATCGGCAACACGATCTTGAACCCGCCCGCCGCAGCGACGAAGGCAGCCGAGGGCGCGGGCAAGATCGCGCTCGGCGTCGGCCTCGGCGCGGCCGGCGCGGCGATCCCGGTGCCCTCCGCGGGCAGCGCGCAGGCCAAGCCTCCGCGGCTCGGGCCCGCGTCGTCCGGCGAGGGCGGCGGCGCGAGCGTCGTCTACAACCTGAACGCGCCCGCGGTCGTCACGGGCACGCGCGCGGAGCTCGGGCGCGAGATGGCGCGCACCATCCGCCAGAGCTCGATGCGCTTCGGGAGGGCCGCATGATGTGGATCTCGTGGGGCTTCGACGCCGCGCGCCTCGGCGCTCTCACGTGCACGCTCACCGAGACGGGCGGCGGCGCGGCGACCGGAGCGATCTCGCTCACCGGGCAGTACGTGCACCACGTCGCACACGGCGCGTACCAGACCACCGATCCGCAGACCGGAGAGATCCGGACCACCGACAGTGGCTACGAGAACTTCGCGCGCGCCCTCGAGGACGCTCTCAACGCGGTCGGCAACGCCGACTACCGAGTCATCTTCAATCCCGCGACTCCGAGCTACACGATCAGCGCGAGCGGCGGCAGCGTGACCGCGTTCGCGCTCACGTCAATCTCGGCGTCGATGCAGCGCGCTCTCGGGCTCGGCGTGGCGTCGCTCTCTGGAGCTCTCAGCTACCTCAATACGTCCTTCGCGCCCGGGCTGACGCGGCCGATCTGGGGATGGTCCGCGATCGACATCGGCGCATCGCAGTGGACGGAGGCCGAGGACGATATCGGCGGCGAGGACCTCATCGCGGCCGATGGCGACGTGCGCGGACTCGTGTCCTTCGGCGCGCCGAGGCGCCTGGACTTCACGGTGCCGTGGGAAGCGGCGGCAAAGATCTGGAACGAAACGACGGGCCTGCCCAACTGGACATGGCAGCGCGCCTTCGCGCGCGCGCGGACCATCGAGCCGTTCTGGATGTCTCGCGACCCGAGGCAGAGCGCGCCGAAAGTCGTCGTGGGCGTTCTTCGTCACGACTCGTGCACGCTGCGCCCGCAGCTCGCGGCGGCGGACTACCTCGGACACCAGACCATCCCGATCGGCGCGTGGGCACTCGGCCGCACGCAGCACATCACCGAAGCCAAGCTCTCGCCGATCCTGTGGCTCGAGCACGACGCGCGCGTGACGCTCGGCACCTCACCCGAGGTCGCGACGTGGGGCGACCTCAGCGGCAACCGAAACAACGCGGCGCAGGGCACGACGAGCCTGCGACCCGACCAGACCGCCGACGGGATCGACTTCGATGGCGCGTCTCACTACATGCTCGTTCCGGACGCGGCGTCTCTCGATGTCACCGGGTCGATGACGATCGCCCTGCGCGTGCGCCTGGACACGCTCGCGGGGTCGATGGGAGTCCTCGCGAAGAGCACCAACGCGGCCGGTTCGTGGTCAGTGCAGTACAGCGGCGAGCTGCGCTTGTGGTTCGGAAACCCCGGCGTGAACGGCGGTGCGGCGCCGGCCTCAGCGTTCACCGCGGGCGCGTGGCACGCGATCGTCATCGTCTACGACAAGGATCTCACGGGCAACGCGAACCGCCTCAAGATGTGGGTGAACGGCACTCAGCAGACGCTCAACTTCTTCGGCACGATCCCCGCGAGCATCGTTGCAACGTCCGACACGCTCGCGATCGGAGCGTTCAACAACGGCACGCAGCCGCTGAACGGCGCCTTCCGCGCGATCGGACAGTGGGCATCCGCCGCGACGGCCGCCGAGGTCGCGGAGATCACCTCGTACATGAGCGCGATGTGACATGACCCTCTCCCGCATCTCAGCGACCGGGCGCGGGCGCATCGCCGCGCGCCTCGTGATCGAGGGCCTCGAGATCGAGTTCGTCTCGGGCGGCCGGCGCATGGAGAAGACCACGAGCGACGGGCGCATCCGCGTGCGCGGGCTGCAGCTCGACGACGTCGTCATCGGCGCGTCGGCCGACCTCATGCGCGCGACGCTCGAGGCGCAGAGCCTCACGATCAAGGTCGCGAACATGGACCGCATCGCGGGCTCGCGACACGGCCGGCCGACGCAGTACTTGACGCGCACGCCGTCCATCAAGCTGTTCCTCGCGAGCGACATCGACACGAGCGACACGACGATCGCGCTCCGCTCGACGGTCGGTCTCGACAGTGGCGGCGGCGTCGTTCACATCGGCACCGAGGCGATCGAGTACACCGCAATCTCGGGGAGCGACCTCACCGGGTGCACGCGCGGCCACTGGCAGACGCTCGCGCAGGCGCACTTCGCGCGCGACGGCGAGGGCCTGGGAGACGCGCAGGTCACCGACCGACCGCGCGCCATCGAGGGCCGCCGCGCGTACCTCTACCTCTACGGCGACGGCGACGATCCGCAGGGCGATGGAACGCTCCGATGGAAGGGCATCGTGGCCACGGAGGCCTCGTGGTCGGCGGGAGTCGTCTCGTTCCAGCTCGACCCGCTGACGCGCCTGCTCGCGCAGCCGATCGGCGGCGATCTCGGCAGTGCCATCGGGCCGCGCGGCATCAAGTACACGAACAGCGCGCCGTTCAAGATCACGGTGATCCAGTATCCGACTGGGGCGGAAGAGAAGCGCGGAATCTTCAAGATCGATGGCTTCTACGAGACACAGGAGGACTTTGTCACCACGGTGAACGCGGGGCTCACGCAGGCGCTCTCGAGCGCGTCGATCTCGCTCGGGACGGGCGCGATCCTCCAGGCCTACGCACGTCGCGACTCCATCGACATCGTCTACGTCACGGCGACGAGCTCGCCCGTGAACATCGGCGTGTTCATCGCAGACGGCTACATCAACGTCCTCGAGCGCCGCTCGTCGCTCGCGGGCGAGACAAGCCCCTTCGACTGGTACCGAGACGACGGCGAGCGCGAGACGCGGATGGGCGATCGGTCGTGGTCGCCGCCCGTCACCACGCGCTACTTCTTCACGATCCCCGCGCCCGTGCCTCGCGGGACGATTGGCAAGTTCGCGGCGTGGATTCCGTACCACGTGCCATCGGATACCGGCTTCGAGAGCCTTGAGAACCTGCTCCCCCTCGGCGGCCTCGTCGCACCGACGACGTCGTCGGTGCTCGTGCCGCAGGGTGACGAGTGGGGAGAGGACCCGCGGCCCCTCCGCATCTACTCGGTGAGCGGCCGGAACGTCTACCTCCTCTCCGACCGCAACATCCGGCCCTACAACATCCGGACGAGCTTCGAGCTCGGCCGCAGCATCGCGACTGGCTCCGTCGTCGATCTGCTCACCGCGCTCATCCTCGACTCGCCCGACACGTGCAACGCGGGCGCGATGCCGCTGATCGACGGCAACGACATCATCCCGACGACCGACGTCGACGCCGCCGTGATCGCGGAGCCGCTCGCTCACGGGCGCGGCTTCTTCGCGTTCGACGGCGAGAGCACGCTCGGCGACTTCGTGGTGCCCGAGCTGCTCGCGATCGGCGCGTACCAGCGACTCGGGCTCACCGGCTCGATCGAGTGGGACCGTCTGCGCCCGCCGCTCGCCACCGATCCGGTCACGTGGACGATCACGGGCGAGAAGGACGCGGCCCTCGAGCGCGCGCCGTTCGGCACGCTGGCGCAGGTCCGCTACCTCATGGGCTACGACCCGCGCACGGGCGAATGGGAGAAGCGCACGATCACGTACCGCGATGTGCAGACGACGAGCGCGACGCGCACGCCGATCACGCTCGAGATCGCGCAGCGGTCTACGTCGACCGGCTTCTACGCTCCGGGCGACGACTGGAACACGATCGATCGCGACGCGCTGCGCCGCACAGCCATGGCCGCCTTCGGCTTCTTCGGCTCGCCCGTCGTCGTGTGCGTCGTGACGCTCGACGCGCGCTTCATGGACGCGCGCATCGGTGACTCGGTGTCGATGTCGTCGGCGCTGCTCCCCGATCCCGCCGACGGCTACTCGCAGATCGCGAGCCGGCCCGGGATGATCATCTCGCACGCGCTCGAGCTCTCGTCGGGCCGGGTGACGCTCGGCGTGGTCATGCACACCGAGACGTTCGTCGCCTACAACCTGGGCATCCTGATCGCCTCGCAGACCAACGTCAGCGGCAACACTTGGACGATCAACCTCACGCTCGCCGGCTACCTCTACGCGCCCGACGGTGGCGCGAACATCGCGACCCACCTGCGCGTCGGCGACCTCGTGCGCGTCACTCGCGCGGACACGACGAGCACCGTCGAGGTGCTCGGCACGGTCACGTCGATCACGGATGCGGACACGGTCGTAGTGAACTTCGCAACGACGTGGACGCCGAGCACGAACGAGTGGTTCCTGCGTGCGCGGGACTCCCTCAGCTACAACCGAGGTCAGAGCTTCGCGAGGTACGCGCACGTGGCCGACTCGGGGCATCGCTTGGAGTTCGCGGACGTGGCCGACGTGCCCGGATGGGTGTTTGCATGAGCTACACGAGTCCACGCGGCGGACGCCGCTTCTTCACGGCCGCGGGCCTGGACTACACGCAGCCCGTCGAGCCGATGGTCTCGCGCGACGGACTGGCGAACAACCTCCTACACCTCGCCGACCAGGCGCATTCGAAGGTGTGGGTCAACGACATGCCGTCGAACAGCGGCCTCATCTTGGGCACGAACGCCGGAATCACCGCCAACGTGCCAAGCGCAGGCACGGGCGAGTGGTGGACGGTGCAGGTATATGGACCTTTCGATCTCTCGGTGATCGCCTACAAGGGTGAGCGGATCCCGTATCGGGTGCGGGTGAACATCAACGCGACTGCCGTGAACTGGACATGGCTGGCCAAGCTCTGTCTGCCCGACGAGACGTCTGCGCCGGATGCTGGCCTGTTTGCGTACATGCCGCCTGACGACACCATGCTGTTCGTGTCCGCGGCCGGCCCGGCCTGGCTTGCGCCGGCTCCCACAGGCGGACTCATCACCCCATCGCGCGGCCTCATCGACCGCGCGCGTCTCGCGATCCGCACGCTCGACGGAATCGGCGGCGAAGAGGCCTACGTCTACACGACTGCCGTGTGCGTGAAGATCCTGGCCAAAGGCACCAGCACCGACACGCTCTACGGCGCTCACATCTCCGAATACCTGGTGCTCCCATGACGCAAGACGGCCGAGTCGACCTCGACAGACCGCATGTCGTGATCTCCGACATCGCAACAGGCGCGCCCGTGCGCGCACAGACGTGGAGCGACATGGCGCGCCTCGCGCATTGGGTCGCAGGGCGCGGCACTGTGCTCGTGCCGCAGCACAAGACCATGATTCGGTTCGACGCGGCAGGGTTCTTTGGAGTGACGAGTGCCACGCTCCGGTACATGACGCGCCCGCAGGGCCGAGCGATCGCGCGCGTGTGGGTGTTCGAGTTCCGTGGGCACACGGGCTTTCCCGGAACCGTCACGATCCAGCCACTCGAGATCCCGAGCGCGGTCTCTCCGCCCTACACCGTCGAGGCGCCCGCGTACGGCACGCGCATGGCGCCGATCGTCGTCGTCGAGGGCGCGGGCGTCGAGGCTGAGCTCGCTCGCTCAGTGAGCGACCAGGAGATCACGTGCGAGGTCGTCTGCACGGCGGGCTACGTCGACCTCGTGTCGTGTGCGGTGTGGGAGCTGCCTCGCGCGGCGCTCACGCAGGACTCGACCGATCTGGCGATCGGTCTCGACGGGTTCTTTCCACGTCGACCGATTCAGGGCGGCGTCGACTACCAGTCGATCAAGGGTCTCTTCGATCTCACGATTGGGCTCACGCAGCTCAGCGGCACGCGCCCGCGAACCAAGAGCGGGCACATCGGCCGATGGGGGCCAGAGATGCAGTCCACGAGCGCGACCGCGATCTCGCTGCTCGAGTCCGGGTTCGACTACCGGATCCTCGGCGGCAAGGACAGGCCGAGCGACACCACAACCACGCTCACGGCCTACATCTACGCCTACTACGGCGGTGGGTCCGGCACTCCGTCTGGCGACTGGCGCGTAGTGACGGGCAGCGGTGGCGCGAGCGCGTGGCAGCCGATCACGAACACGAGCTATGCGTGGCTCGGTCCACTGACGTTCACCGTCACCGCCGAGGACCCGACTACGAGCTACGGAGTCGCGTCGTCGTACGACACTCTCCGGTTCGAGGTCCGGTCAAACAGCTTCGCGACCGTCTACGTGTCCGGCTGGGCCGTGCTTGAGTGACCTGACGGTCGCGTCACATTGCCGCCGATCGTCCTCGCCGTGACGATCGGCGCATGAGCGCTCCCACCGCCACGAAGTCACAGCGCGCGAGCGCAGACTACACGCTCGGCACGCCGCACGCGCGCGACTCGATCAGCACGTCCGCGGAGCTGCTCGGGATCCCCGCCGACTGCATCGGGAGGTTCGTCGAGTTCACTTCGTGCGCGGGCAGCGGCGCGGCGGTCGACATCGGCATCCGCTTCGGCGACTCCAACGCAGCATGCGTGCTCGGAGACCGGAGCGCGCTCGCCACCGCCACGCTGACGGCCGACGTGAACGTCCCGCACCTGTACCTCGTCGCCGGGACGACGCGACGCATCCGGCTCGATCCGAGCTGGACGCACATGAGTCACCGCGGGACGGCCGCCACCGGGTGCCTCCGCTTCGCGCCCGCAGAAGGGGCCGGCGTGTGAGCGCCGATCTCGCAGGCCTGGACCTCGACGACGACATCTCGAGGATCCCGCGCACGCCGGAGCCGCACGAGGTACCCACCATCGTGCGCGAGCTCGTGCGCATCACGGGCGCCCACGGTCGCGCCCTCCGCGCGATGCGCTCGCTCGTGTGGGGCGTCGTCGTCGCCGTGATCGTCGGCTCGCTCGGCGTCGTGGCGACGGTCGCCGGTGCCGCGTGGTCACTCGGCGCGCGCATGGAGCGGATCGAGGCGCTCACGCAGCGCATCGATCGTCTCGAGGACATGGAGGGTCGACGATGAAGCTCCCCCGACTGGACTGGCCGCAGACCGCGCTCGTGCTGGGCCTCGGCGCGATCGCCGTGCTCGCCCTCATCTACGCCCCCGCGGACTACCACGCGCCGATCGGCGCGGCGCTCACGCTCGCCGTGGGCGTCCTCCGCAGCATCATCGCGGCGCCCCCTCCGCCTCCGCCGCCCGCTGCCCCGCCGAGCGGCGGCCCGAGCGCGCCCGACGACGACAGCGACGACACGCAGCCGCCGACGAGCGACGGCCCGCCGACGCGCCCGCGCCGCGTGACGATGCCCTCGACCGCTGCCCGCGTCGAGCGAGGCTACCGCGACGCCGCTGCGCCGCAGACGCCGCGCTTCCTCGTAGTGCCCGGTGCGGTCGTGCGCGTGGGCAGTTCGGTCACCGATGGACACGTCGCACTCGGTTGCTCGCTCGCGATCTCGATCGCTCTGGTTCTCGGCGCCGCGCTTCTCACCGGCTGCGGCGCCTCCGCGCTCCGCACGCACTCGACGATCGCGACCATCGCGCGCGTGTCGGTCGTGACCGCGGGCGACGCGGTCGCGCTGACGTGCGAGACGGCGCTCGCGCGGTGCACGGACGCCGCGTGCGTCGAGCGCACCGGGGGCGACTGCCGCACCGCTGCGACGGCGGCCGAGGCGGCGATCGCGGGCGTGCGCGCCTACGTCGACGTGATCGAGGTCGCGGCGCGGGCCGACGAGGGCCAGATCGGCGAGGCGCTCGATCTCGCGCTCCAGGCGATGGCGCGCGTGTACGAGTCGGTGCGGGAGACGCTCGCGAGCCTCTCGCTCGGCGTGACGCTGCCGCCGCTGCCTCCCGTGGCCGTCGCGATCGTGCGCGCGCTCGTGGGCGGGGTGGCGTCGTGATCGACCCCACCGTCATCGAGATCCTCGCCGCTGCCGCGCGCGCCGCGGGCCCGCTCCTCGAGCGCGTGGTCGGAGCGCTCACGGAGGACCACCGCGAGGCCGTGCTCGAGGCGCTCGCGCGCGACCGAGAGGCCCTCGACGCCGCACCGGACGTGCTCGCGCGCGTCGAGGCCGCCATCGTCGCCGCACGTGCCCGCGTCCAGGCGCACGAGCAGGCGAGAGGAAACACCATCCGCGATCGATACGGCGTGATGGACACGACGCGCCTCGCGCTGCACCGGCTCGCCGCCGACGGCCCCATCTCGCACGAGGACCGCGCCGAGGCTCGGCAGGCGCTGCGGCTCGTGGACGCCGCCCTTCGCGGCGAGCTCGCGATCGCGCAGCCCGTGACGCTCGCCGCTCCGGTGGGCGCGTGGAGCGAGCCTGCGCACGAGGAGGACTGACCGATGGCCATCAAGATCCGCAAGACCGCCGACGTGAAGAAGCGCGACCTCGTCGCGATGCTCAAGGCTGCGGGGCAGGACGTGAGGGGCGCGTCGGTGCTCGTCGAGGTGCTCCCCGGCAAGGCCGCCGTGCCGACCTCCGTGTCGGCGTCGCTCGAGGATGCCGACGTGATCGTCTCGGTCACGTGGACGGAGACCGAGGACGTCTGATGCTCCGGCTCAACCACAAGCAGGGCGCGACGTTCGTCTACGCCGGGCTCGTCTCCGACGACAGCGACGTGCCGGTCAACGTCACCGGCTACACGCTGACGTCGACGTGCCGCGACACCTACGGCACAAGCGTGGGCACCGCTACGATCACTGTCGCCGATCAGGGCACCGATCCGGGAGAGTTCACCCTCGAGATCCCTGCGGCGACGACGGCCGCATGGGCGCCAGGCACGAGCGTGTTCTTCGACCTGCGCATCGTGTCCCCCGGGGCGCGCGTCGACTACACCGAGAACGTAGAGATCCGCGTGATCGAGCGCCAGACGACGAGCTGAGCGATGCGGATCACGCTCACGCCGATCTCGCCGCTGACGGTCACGCTCACGAGCGGGTCGCTCGGCACCGTGCGCGTCACGCAGGCGTCGGCGTCGATCGCGTTCGCGCTCGGAGGCGCCGGTCCGCAGGGGCCGGCCGGGCCGACCGGAGCCACGGGCGCGACTGGCCCGCAGGGACCCGCGGGCGCCACCGGCCCCGCTGGACCGCAGGGCGACCCTGGGCCGACGGGCGCGACCGGCGCAACCGGGGCGACGGGGCCTGCGGGCCCGAAGGGCGACACGGGAGACACCGGGCCCGCGGGCGCGACAGGGCCCGCTGGTCCGACCGGTGCAACGGGACCGGCAGGTCCCACTGGTGCAACCGGCCCGGCAGGGCCCGGCGTGCCTGCTGGCGGTACTACTGGTCAGCTGCCGGTCAAGGCGAGTGGCACTGACTACGACATCGCATGGACCAACCCGCCCATTCGCGGGCGCGAGACCGTGGACTTCGGCACTCGTCGTCGCGATGCGACGGTG